GTCTGGTGACCAGTCTGAATAGTTCTTATCGTATGTTTTGTGTATTGCTTGAATCATTAAACCTTTAACTGGCTTTAATGTCATTCCCAATACAAATGCAGTTTGTGGCATATCACCTACATACAATCCGTCAAGTGCGTATGCATATTCAGTTGTTGTAAATCCAACTACTTGACCTTCTGAATTATACTCATTTTCTTGATAAGTTCCTTCAGCGTCTCCGTCAAATTTCCAATTACCAAATGACGCTACGAACATCAAGTCTAACATATCATTAACCATATAGTTTGTTTCAATCTCAACACCTGAGTGTTTTTGATTTACTCCTCTTAGGAAAATAATATCTGTATCACCTGATGAACCTTGACCAGTAGAAACTGATTTAGTTAAGTTTCTGTCTTGCCAATCTGTCATATAAGCACTTGCGTTTACACCGAGTTTACCAAATCTGTAATTAACTCCAAATTCATTGTGTAAGAATTTTTCGTTGTCTGGGTCTGATGCTACATTACCAGAGTAATCAATTACAT